CCTTCCTGACCATTGCCATCATCCCAATCGAATAAACTGACCGCGCCGTGAGTGTTGTAGCCAAGCTCATACACCATCGGCATAACATGCCGTGCCAGCATGATTAAAACTGCATTTAGTAGGCCATGGCGCTCTTCACGCCATTCGTGATTGCTCCAGAATTCGTTGATGTCGCGTAGCCAGGCATCGTTGACGATGTCATGGTCAATCTCGACGGTTAGCTCTGCTTTCCAGTCATAATCGATGTTGTACGTTTTGATGTTGCTCATGCTCAGCTCCTCGCCGTTACGATGTCTTTTGATTTGCGATAGCCAGCTGCATCCCTTTTGCCAATTGGCATAGGGATAGTTGGCATCAATAATTGATTCGGTGCTAAGTTGATAACTCACTCAACTGAGGAGTATTAAATGGACATCAACTGCCCACTTTGTGATGAAAAAGCCGCCTCTAAACCAGTCGATCATGGTAAATATTTCAAATTTGGATGTGGGTTTTGTGGAGAGCATGTCATCAGTGAAATAGCGGCAAAAAGGCTTCAGAACGAGTGGCTACCTGCAAAACAGACAATTGCAGAAGAAGCAATTGATGCCACTAAGGACGGATATCATCTCGATATCCATCAGATTGTTAAAGACGATGGGCCTCAAATCGAAATAAAAGTCCTTTCCCGACGCCAGTTTAATGAAATCAAATAAGTGGAATCGATTTGCCACGCATCTTCTGCACTGCGTGAATCTGACGACCAGCTTCGTTGCTGACCTTCTGGTATTTGCTGCTGATGCGTAGAGCGACTTCTTCATGCTTCTCACGCAGACTCGGTGAGGTGGTGGCGCGGGATACGTTTAAGCTGCAGCCAGCGCTCGCTACTGCTATTTTGCGTGCAAGGCGTGCATCTGCCTCAACCTGCTCGCGCTTAGCTGCTCTGCGTGCTCTGTAGCGAGTTTTAGCGTTATCCTTCGCCAGATACGTGATTACTACTGTCATGATTCACCTCCGGTAATTGGCTTAGGTGATTGGATGGCCGGTACTGATTTCCGGCATGCTGTAATGCGGTGCGACCTGCTCATGCTTTCCATGAAGTCCTCATACAGATACAGCGGACCGTAGCCGCGCATCAGCCTGCGCATTCATCCAATCCCAAAGCCAACTGCACTTTGGTTTCCTCCTGTAAGAGAGGAACAATCCCATCAATGTTAAAGAGCGCCGGCGTCCTGCCGTTCGTTGCTGTGCTTCGTGCTGATGGGATAAAGATACAGATAAAACTGTTATTCAGTCAACAGACAAAACTGTATTATTTGGCGTGAAAACTGTATGAGGCTGTATTTGAAACAGATTTATTTTTTGCAGGCGTAAAAAAAACCGCCCGAGGGCGGCTTTTAAAAAGTGTGAGGTCTATCGTTTGCGGCGGTAAATTCTGTGCTCAACCATGGTCCCGATTATTGAGATATGGCGCTCTGCACTGTTCATGGTTGGGTAATCATTGTTCAGAGGCACTAATTCAAAGTGCTGCGCTCCTTCAGGACTAACGAAGGTAGGGCGGTACTTTTTGAACGTGGCTTCATGCTCTCCGTTCTTGGCGACAACAAACTCTCCCGGAGTGGGCTCAATCTCCGGATCTACGATGATGACATCACCAGCTTTGAAATCTGGCTCCATAGAGTCACCAATGATGCGCAGAGCGAAGGTGTACTGTGACCAATCCATATCAGTCATCACGTACTCAAAGCTGCCGTCTAGCGCTTCTATAGGGCTTTTAGTGGCGAGAGCGCCCGCCTGGACATAGCTGATCAATGGAATCCTCCTTGTATTGACCTCGCCTACTGGAAGGAAGTATCCACCATTCATCAGCCAGGCAGGGTCACAACGAAGCGCCTCAGCGATGCCAACGATGTTACGAGGCTTAAGGGTTTTACCATCCTCAATACTAGCCCACGACTGCTGTTTAATACCCGCTTTTTCTGCTGCGTCAGTCTGGGAAAGCCCCAATTCCGATCGTCGCTTTTTCACTCTTTCTGCAAGGCTCATAGGTTCCTCTCCATTTACCTAAATCCTCACAGGGAAAACTGTATTTGACAAACAGATATCTCTGTTAGAAAATACAGATAAAACTGTGGAGGTGAAATATGGATTCTTTTTCTCAACGCCTCAAACAGAAGCGCCTGGAGTTAAATCTTACCCAGTCGCAGTTGGCAGAGAAGGCAGGTATGAGACAGCAGTCCATCCAGTCTATCGAGTCTGGCGAAACAAAGCGTTCACGCTTTCTGTTTGAGCTGGCTGCCGCGCTTCAGTGTGATGCCAATTGGCTGATGCACGGAAGCAAAACCAACAAGGCAGCTTAAGAAGTACCGCTCTTTAAAACTCTGAAACCGCTCCCGTCTTACCGCGGGGCAAACTCAAGTGACTAGCTCACCGCAAAGTCACGCAAGTTATTCAACTAAAGGAATTTTACGTTATGGAAATCACAAGTTATCGCAAGAAAGCGAGAGAGATCGAAAGCCAGCTGCTGAACAAACTGGCAGAGCTTGGTCAGGGCCCACTGGCGAAGGTCATGGGTCTGGATGAGGCAGCAGTAAGCCGGATGAAACGCCCGTCAGGAAAGCAGCGCCATAGCTTCTTCCAGATGATGAGTCTGGCGCTGGCTTATCTGGATGTGGTGTCGCCGGAGTCTGATGTAGCGAAGAGGCTGCTGAGGATTGAGGAATTACTCACCAAAGGAAACGCCCCAAAGAACTGTGAATTCTTTGAGGCGTAATAGCAATTTGCGAACACAAATAACTGGAGAAAATTATGCCAGGACTAACTGGATATGTAAACAGTAAAGGGGGCTTTTATGGCTGAAGCTGCCCTTAAAAACGTCTCACCTATCAGGCCTGATTTGCAGGTCGTGGAGCGTCGCGTGGTTGATACCGATAATGGTTTCACCCGTATCGCTAATGAGCTGCTAGAGGCTGTTATAGGCGCTGGATTAACTCAGAACCAGATGCTGATCACCCTGGCGGTTATTCGCAAAACATACGGGTATAACAAAACATCCGATTGGGTAGGGAACGCTCAACTCTCCGAATTAACCGGGTTGCCTGAGACCCGGTGCAGCACGGAACGCAATAAGCTAATCAAGATGAAAGTTCTAGCCACGAATGGGCGCCTGATTGGCATCAACAAAGAAATCAGTGCTTGGGACACCAAGTTTCACAGAATCAGTAAACCTGCCATTACAGAATCAGTAAATATTACAGAAAATGTAAACTTTACAGAATCTGTAAAGGAAACATTTACTGAATCGGTAAATCAGGGTTTACAGAATCTGTTAAACACAAAAGACAATTCTACAAAATACAGTAAAGACAATAACAATATTACCCCTGTAGTCCCCGCAGCCATTCCTGATAAGCCTGTCAAAGAATCCAGAAGGGCTTCGCAGTATCCCAAAGAGCTGACCCCAAATGACGGCAATCGCGATCTGGCTAAACGCCTTGGCGTGAATCTGGAAAGTGAGTTTGAAGCTTTTTCTGATCACCACCGCTCGAAAGGCTCAACGTTCAAAGACTGGAATCTCGCCCTTAACACATGGCTGAGAAACTCGGTTAAGTACGGGCCAAAAACTGCACAGCGTATTCAGCCAGCTACCACGCGAGCCGTGGCGGAAAACTTCAACAGCAAAGACTACGGTCAAACTCAGGTGCCCGTTTGGGCTAGGGATTGAATATGAGCCTTCATGAAACATTCGCAAAAGATATCCGCGACAAGATCGAGAAAGTTCAGCGGCAGCTGGATGACCTGAAATCACCACCTAAACAATTTGAAAATACGGCGTTCGAAGTCGTTCTCGCTGCGTGTGATCGTCACGGAGAATTCGAACAGCGCTGCAGGACTATGAGAAGCCCATTACCAGGTGGGAATGGAATTACAACTAAGAGCGAATGCCCCACATGCCTGGCCGAAAGGTTGAGGGAGTTGCAGCGTGATGAGGCAGACATGGAAAAACGCCGGATGGAAAGCAACATTTCCCGCCTGATGATGGATCTCAATCTTCCACAACGATTCGCACATGCAACGCTGGATAACTACGAAGCAGTAAATCCAGAGGCCGCCCGCTGCCTGAAGCTTTGTAAGGCCTACGCCGCTAAATGGCCTGATCGCCGTAAGCAGGGTGGCGGACTGGTGATGTGTGGCAAGCCTGGCACCGGTAAAAATCATCTGGCACTGGCTATCGCTCAGCATGTCATAAACGAGCATCAGCATGGCGCTATGTTCACCACCGCATTACGAGTAGCCCGAGCATTCAAATCCACATGGGGTAAAAACGCCGAGCGCACGGAATACGATGTGATTCACGCATATACCGATCCTGACCTACTCATCATCGATGAGGTTGGCGTGCAATTCGGCAGCGAGTCGGAAAAGCTGATTCTATTTGAAGTAATTAACACGCGCTACGAACAGATGAAGCCAACCATCCTGATTAGCAACCTGCCACTTGAAGAGCTGTCAGCCTTCATCGGTGAGCGCGTCATCGATCGCATGAACGATGGCGGCGGCTGCACGCTGGCATTCACATGGGATTCGTACCGGTCGCGGGGTGGCGCATGAGGGAAGCACTCAGCACTAAACAATCACAGCTGGTCGATTTTATCCGCGCTTTCACCGCCAGAACCGGAATCTCTCCGACCTATGCAGAAATGGCTAAGCACTTCGGCGTCAATGTAACCAGCACACATCAGATGGTCGATGTGCTGATTCGAAAGGGCTATGTCCGGTGCGTCAGAGGCGTCAGTCGCGGATTGATACTGACCGACTACGCCGATTTGGAATTGCCAGACATTAACGACGAAGAGTACTGGTGTGAGGGTGTATTTAAGCCTCATCTTTACCAGCGCGACGTTATCGAAGCCATCAAATCAGCCGGAATGAAAGTTAAGGAGCCAGCATGAAGGATGTCGTTGTGGTTTTTCTTGCGCAGCTGCCGGCAGCCATTTTTGCTATCGGCGCGATTTATCTGGCATCAAAAAACTGTTCAGGCTGGGGCTGGTTCATTTTCGCTGCAATCTGCCTTGCTGCTTCGAGGATTAAAACATCATGACACAGGTAATTCAGCTCTACATCGAAACGCCGTTACTGCGTCAAGCGCGCAACCTGACCGAGTCCATTATCAACCTAGCTAAGGTTCAGGGCTTGACGCCCGAGCAGTTTCAGTCACACCTGCGAGCTATCGACCTGCTTGCCCGTGAAGCGCATGACCTGATTGTTGATGCGGAGTTCGAGCGCGATTCCCGTTCCGACAAAGGCGGCAAGAGCAAGAAGGGTGGAGGTGGATTTTGAAAATCATCACATGGCAGCACAAGCCTAAACGCTCGATCTGGTTCCGCATCTTCGGCTACGGCCTGAACATCATCAATCGCGATTTGTACCCTGCGCCATTTTCTATCCGCTACGGACACCGCAAAGAAATTCGATTAGGCCGCTGGGGAGTGCACGTACTGCGCCGCAATAAAATTACAGGAGCCACCCATGACTAACACCATGCCAGTGCTGACAGATAGTGATCGTCAGCTTCAGATAGACATACTCACTCGATGGTCAGAAAACCCAAACATAACTATGCATGTTCGCGACCAAGTGGCATTGGCATCATTCACAGCCAAGCCTGTATACCAGTTCATAGTGAACAACCCTGACCATGATGGATATATCGAATGGGCTGACTGCAATCCAGACTTTTACAGCAAAGAGCCATCTGACAGGCGTCGAATCCTCTACACCGCGCCGCCATTACCTGCGGCAAAACCGATTGATCTCAGTAATTGCACGCTAACTCTCAATGGCAGGAACGATATGTGCATGGTTGAAAGCGAGGTGATTGCAGCAATTCGCGCCGCTGGTTGCGAGGTGAAATCATGAACAAGCTAACCGCTGAGAAGTGCAAAGACAGAATCCAGCGCCTCAAGGGCTGCCAGACATCAGCGTTTGGGCTTTCGATTGACGGCGAGTATCAACTGCAAGCCCTTGAGATTGCGCTGCCAGCGCTGGAAGGTCGCATCGCTTCATCTGCACTGCCGAAAGAGGTATTCGACAGACTATACGACCAGTACTTAATGGGTGTGATTTGTGGCAAAGGTAACAAAAGCGCAGCCAAGAATTTCTTAAACGCGTGCGTGATTGCTCTTTACGACTGCCAGCCCCAAGCCTCCACCGCTCCTCAGATTGATAGTGACGCCTGGATTGAGTGGAAGGGGGGATATCAACCGGTAGAAGCGGGAGTTGAGGTCGAATTTGAGCAGCGCGATGGTGAGAAAGATATAGCCTCAAGCAGTTGCCTTGACTGGTCTCACGAATTCCGGAGTGACGACATCATCGCCTATCGGGTGATTGAGAATGATGGGAGGGAAGGATGAGCGTTAAAGGCGATGCATATTACATTTCAGCCGTGCAGGGAGCTGCTGACGAAATCAATTTTAAGGGAAGCTTTGACTGCCAGATTAGCTCAATGAATGGCAGGTTCGGCATCACGCTCTTTGATGAGCATTACGATGCAGGTGAAGGTGATATATCCGATGCGGCAAATCTTGCCCTTGCAACCCTGCATGAGATTGCCAGTGTCAACGGCAAGCACCTCGCCATGTACCGAATGCAGGCAGATGTGAGCACTATCGACCTTAGCGGCGTAATGTCCATAAGGATGGTCGAGGAGAAACCATGAGCAACGTAATCCCCCTAAAGCGCTCTGAGCACGTCATCCCTGACGATGAACTTGAAGCGCTGATAACTGAAGTCACTCACTATGCTCGCAAGCTCCACGATTACACCTCACTGCAGAGTGTGATGCGCAAGGTGCTGAGCGACGCCCTGAAGCGAGACAAGAGCGATGGAGAAACAAACTTACCTGCTTCGTAATAAAAATGTCAGACAGAACTGCATCAGCGCTATCCAGCAACTTCCCACCGATACCAACAAACCTCTGCAAGTAACCATTCAGGAAGACACCCGCAGCCTGGCGCAAAACAGGATGCTATGGGCCTGCCTGCATGACGTTTCGACACAGGTGGTGTGGTACGGACGGAAACTCGACTCGGAGAGCTGGAAGAACATCTTCAGCGCTGCTCAGCACCAGCAGGACACGGTGCCTGGCATCAACGGCGGCTTTGTCGTTCTCGGGAAATCAACCAGCAAAATGCGCGTCGGCGAGATGCGAGATTTAATCACGATAATCCATGCCTTCGGTGCAGAGCAGAACGTCAGGTTCAGCGATGAATCAGCACGCGCCGCTGAATGGGCTACCCGCTTCGGAAGTTAACCAATGACCCCCTTTACCGATATTGGCGCAGCCATCGAAGAAGCTGCGTGGCTGGCGTTCGTCCATAAGAAACCTCACTGCGTATATCAGCGCTTTGACGGCGTAATGGAAGTGAAGCCAGCGCATCCCGACCTTAGCCCTATGTACACAACCGGCTCGCCCGGCATCGTAACCACTGAGTACAGGTGCGCATCATGAACGGAATACCATTTACAGAGCATGAGATAAAAACCATCAAGCGCTTATCCAAGAAATGCCCACCGGCGCAAATAGCAAAACGACTCAACCGCCCGGCATCAAGCATCCACACCTTCATCAAAACTCACAATCTTCCGGCCCCTATCCAGGCCTATAAAAAGGTTATGGCCAGTGACGTCAGGAAGGTTGTAGAGATGCGCCAGTCTGGCCTGAAGTACAGAGAGATAGCTGAGCGAACAGGAATCAACGTAGATATGTGCGGATACATATACAGGAGCTACGGATGCGCATGACCTGGTTTTCTCACCCTGAGCCCCTCGACACCAAAACCGCCGATGAACTGCTGGCCCAATACGCCGCCCGGCATGTGCAGGCAAAAAAGATACTGGCATTTGACCCGCGATTCTGGACGGTCAGCGCACTGCTGCCTGAAAGCAAATACGAGCCAATACCCAGCAAGCAGTTTGAACAACCGATATGGAGCAGATGATGAAACAGAAAACAGATTACGCATACCTGGATACGTTAATTCAGGAACGAATTGCAGCGGGCAATAACACCTTCATGCGCATTGATGGAGGCCCTGTTTATGCCGAGGCAGACCGACTGGCGAATATCACTGGCGGCCCTGCATTTCGAATTATCGACCGACGACTGCAGGCTATGCGCAAGAAGGGGTTAATTAAATACACCACAGCTGAGAAGTGGACGGTAGTTTATGAATGAACGCTGCATCCGCTGCCACACCATCCTCACCAGCGAGGATAAGCACTTCCACGGCATCAGTTGCCACAACTGCGAAAGCGATATGGAGTGGGAAGAGTATGAGCAACACAGCCCTATCAAGTCAGCCTACTGGCGCTGGCGAGCACTCTGCTTTGGTTTGCGTGTTCTGCGCTATTACCCTGCAAAGCTCGGAAACTTATTGCTGCACAAGCTGCGCCGACAAGCTGATGGAAAGCGATCCGAATTTCGACATGACAGGAGAAGATGATGGCAAAGGCGATTAAGCCAAAGCCGCCGAAAGCCCGAAAGTGCAAATGCTGTCCTGAGAAGTTCATCCCCCGCAATAGCCTCCAAACAGTCTGCTCACCCAAATGTGCCATCCAACTCGCTAACCAGTTATCCGAGCGCAAGCAAAAGCGCCTGGAGAAAGAGCAGCGCGCCGCATGGAACAAACGCAAGGCAGATGTGAAGCCGTTAAGCCACTGGATAAACACGACCCAGCGGGCATTCAACGACTACATCAGAGCGCGGGACGGGGATATCTGCATCAGCTGCGGCAGCACAACGGCGGTCAGCTACCACGCCGGGCACTATCGAACGAGCGCGGCGGCCTCACAGTTGCGATTCAACGAGGACAACGTTCATAGCCAGTGTGCAGCCTGCAACGTGCATCACTCCGGCGCCATCGGTCCTTACCGTATCAACCTCACCACCAAAATCGGACTTCAGCGCGTTCTGGCGCTCGAATCAAGCAACACACCTCACCGATACACCCGAGAGGATCTGGATGCGATACGTGCGCATTACAGGGCTTTGCTGCGGGCATTGGTAAAGCAGAGGGAAGCAGCATGACCGACTACCTAAGAGAGAAGTGGCTGCACCTGCGCATGTACAAGCGCAAAGACGGCTTTGCAGTTGACTACCGGTTACTGAAACGCACAGCGAAGATGATAGGAGCGAATTATGGGGCTTGAAGCGACAGTAAAATACCATTTTCCGAAGGGGCAGAACTTCAGCGGAACAGCGCCACAGACATCACCAGACACGCTCACCGGCACTGACTACATCGCCAGTATGGGCATGGCTATGTCTCGAGCGCCTTTGGGTTATGCTGCCTTCATGGGGAAGGTAGGAGTAAGTGAGAACGACGCCGCACGCGCCGTATCCCTGTTAACTGAATATGCACTACAAACCTGCGATAAGGTTCCAGCCTTCCGCAAGCTCGAATCAGATATTAAGCCAGCGGTCATGCAAACGCTCGCAACTTATGCCTATCTCGATTACTGCCGAAGCGCCGCCAGCGTGAAGCCGTGTGATTGCTGCCATGCGAAAGGGTTTATTGAGGCGGATGTGTTCTCAATGAAATCTCCGCTGTCCGGTGGTCACGCCAGGAACGTCAAAGAGTTAGTGCGCGTACTGTGTAAACAATGCGGCGGCAAGGGATTAATCTCAACAGCATGTCGTGATTGCAATGGTCGCGGGCGGCGGTGATGAAGGCAGAGACGGAGAGGCAGGGCGTGCCGGTCATGGGCGATTGTAAGCGCTGTTGCGGGCGAGGGTATGAGCGCATCCCATCAACTGAAGCGCACAATGCCGTCTGTGCACTCACTGATGCGATCAGCCTTGATACCTGGAAGAAGAGCGCCAAACCATTTTATGACCAGCTCATTGGCAAGCTTGATATTGAGGAGTCATGGGCTAACGCCGCGCTGAATAAAGTGACTGCATAGCGCAATCAGAAATAGCTCATTAATTTATCGTGAGCTATTTACTTTTCCCGAAGCTGGGGATATGATTCCTAACAGTTGAAGTTGCGCTCTGTTGTTCGGTGCGTAAAATTAAAGAGTTCCATCACTCTGTGATAATCAAAGCGCCCTGCGGCCTCACCAGCTGCGAGGGCGTTTTTGTTAGGTGTTGACTCGAAAACAGACTTTTTGTAAAAAATGAATCGCCTGATGTGTTTCGTTCTTTAGTCCAATCATTCATCTCGCATATCAGGCCGAAGGCCCCGTCTTAACCGATGGGGCTTTTGTTTTGCAAAGCTCAGTCTTTTGCATTGAGTGCTGCAAATGAATTTTGTTAGTTTGCTAATAATAAATGTAGCAAGTAACGTTAAATTTATAGGTTTTGAATCTGAGAAGATTGTTTCGCCCCTTCAAGAGCTAAGCCATAACGAGTGCCGGAGATAAGCGCCGGGTGGGGCATAATCAAATTCCAAGAGGTCGCCATAAGGCGGCCTTTTTTCGTTTTCGCCCCTGCCAATCAACTAACTCTCACCCGTGATCCTGTGTGGTAGTGGGCGACTTTTATACGCGAATAGCCGCAATCGCGGCGTTCTCATTGTGATCAACTAAAGCTGCGTCGGGCATTTAGCGGCGGGAAGGCTCGGGGAATGTTTCTCAGGTGACAGTGAGAAGTTTAACCCGGCTTGTTCTGTTCACAATGTCATCAATTCCTAAACAGAGTGAGCCTCCAGTTGGGGGATAGGATGAAGCGACGCATGCCATATAAATCAGATCCGGGCGTACTGGCCGCGATGATCGCCCTGGGCATGACACTGCTCGGCGCGATTGCTGCTTACGCCTACAAAGTTTTAAGCGGGGAGGCCTTCAGCTGGCGCACCCTGTGCCTACAGGTAATTGTCTCTCTATTCGCCGGCCTTCTTATGATGCTGCTCGCCAATTACTGGCAGTGGCCGCAGGAAGTTACCGGTGCTATCTGCGGTATGGCTGGCTGGTCTGGCTCATCGCTTATCAAAGCTCTTGAAAAGCGTTTCCTGCAAAAAGCTGCAGGTGATGCGGGAGTGGCAGAATGATGAATCGTGACCAGTTCAAGCAAGCCGCAGGCATCAGTGATGCTCTGGTGGATAAGTGGTTTCCGCAAGTAGCTGCGGCAATGAAAGAGTTCGGCATTGATACACCAAAGCGACAGGCTTACTTCATCGCGCAGGTCGGTACTGAATCAAGCGGATTCACTCAGGTGAAAGAGAGCCTGAATTACAGCGTTGAAGGCCTAAAAATCTTCGGCGGTCGTTTAACCGCGGCTCAGCGTGCTCAGCTCGGCAGAAAGCCCGGAGAGCCAGCATTATCTTCGGAGCGGCAGGCGGCTATTGCCAACCTGGTTTATGGTGGTCGCTACGGGAATAACCTGAACGGTGACGGCTGGAAGTATCGCGGGCGCGGACTGAAGCAGGTCACTTTCCGGGGTAACTATGAGGCATGCGGAAAGGCGCTTAACCTTCCACTGCTCGAAAACCCGGACCTGCTTCTTCAGGATGATAACGCGGCGCGCTCTGCCGGCTGGTTTTGGAAAGCCAATAACTGCAATCAGTATGCTGACCATGACGATATTGTTGGCCTGACTCGCGTGATTAATGGCGGCTCAAATGGCCTGACAGATCGCCGTTCTCGTACTGACCGTGCTTTGCAGGTGCTGCTATGACAGGTAAAGCAAGAATGGCCCGTTACCGTCGGTTCATACCGGCGCTGTTCTCAGTAATCATCATCAGCTTCGTGGGTAAGCTCTGGTATGACAATGCCAACCTGACGGAGCGTAATAACCGACTGCGAGAGCAATTCATCCTGGCGAATGAGCGCAACATGAAGTTCGCAGAAGGCATCACGCCGATTACGAAGCGGCTTGATAGCCTCGCAACCACGCTGGATGAAGAAACCCGCCGCCGGTCTACAGCAGAAGCCCGCGCCAACTCGCTGCAGAAGGAAAACGAATTCCTGCGCAGTACTGGCAAATGCTCTATCGCTATCGACCCAAGCGCAGTGCAGAAGGGTGCCAAAGACCAAAGCACTGTAATCATCCAGGCAGCGCCGGCAGGTGAATGATGGTCAGTTTCCCATTTAGTTGGCGAACGACGGTAATTGGTGCCCTGCTGGTAATCCTTGTGGTGGTGTGCCGTTTTGCCAGTTATTACCACGGCAAATACATCACCGCTGATTCACTGGCGACAGAGCGCCAGCAAACAATCGATGACATGCAG